ATTGTAAAAATCAATTATGACAAGGCCAAGGCACTACGATTAAATAAAGAACTAGAAAATGCAGGATTTGAAACCAACGAGATTCGGCAAGGGTTTCTATCATTAGGCGGGCCAATGCAAAACTTCAAGGAAATGCTATTGGACGGTAAGGTGATTTTCAACAATTCCAAGCTTTACCGATGGTATCTATCCAACGTCAAGCTGGTGATGGATCGCAACTCAAACTGGATGCCGTCTAAGCAGTCCAAGAGTAGAAAAATAGATGGTTTTGCAGCAAGTTTGAACAGCCACGCCGAAGTGTTGAATATGTTGGTTAATCCTGTCGGAACCGGGAAAGTAACCTATTACTCGATTTCCGATTTAATGAATATGTAAGAAAGGTGTGGAGGAATGAGTATTTTAGATCGTTTGCGTTCTTTTGGCCGAGCGAAGCCGAAAGCGAGCAAACAAGAGTATTTTTTGAATGACCCGGGATTGATACCGTATTTAGTCGGAAAAGATGAAATATCAGAAGGGATTTTTTCCGTAATTAGCCGTGTATCGAACGTTTTTGCGTCTCTCCCTCTCAAAATGATAGATGTGGAGTTTGGCCAACCGGACGACTGTCCTGCATACAACTTGTTGAGCGAAGGCCCTCGATATTTTACAAAGTTTGATTTTTTCCGGGACGTGGAAGTTTTGAGAAACTACCAAGGGAATGCGTATGTGCAGATTTTCCGAAATATCAATGGAGAAGTAGCAGATATGGCGTTAGTAAAACCTGGTGCTTGCCATCCAGTGATTGATATGGATAGCGGGGAGCTTTACTACCAAGTAACTGCGACTGACAAAGGCAGTTACAAGCAAGTTATCTATGTACATTACATGGAAATGCTCCACTTTAAACAACCGAGGTTTGGCGGCTTGGAAGGTGCAGACCCCACAAAAGTATTAACGAATACCCTCGGATATGATCGAGAAGTCCGAAAAATCTCTTTAAGTCAGCTTAAAGGAAGTAATGAAGGGCTAAAAGTTAAGTTTGCTAGCAATATGGATGAAGAAGCTAAAAAAGCTACAGTTAAAAACATTGCTGATTTTTATCGACAAAACGGTGGACTACTTGTGGAAGAAAACGGTGTAGAAATCGAACGTTTACAACGAGAGCTGGTAGACAGCAAGCTTTTAGATACTGATAAAATATCTCGCTCCAGAATCGCGATGGTCTACAACGTGCCGGAACATTTCATCGGGAATAACCAGTCAAGTTACTCCTCTCAGGAACAGCTCAATATGGAGTTTTTGACATACAATCTAGTACCGACCGTTAATCAATATGAAGCGGAACTAAATAAGAAAACACTATCGAGAGCTGAAAAAGCTAAGGGTTATCGATACAAGTTTAATATCGCAAGTTTGCTAAGAGCTGATACACAGGCCAGAGGGCAGTTTTACCAGATTATGCGCCGAGGTGGAGCATATTCTGCCAATGATGTTCGCCGCTTTGAGGACTTGCAGCCAATAAATAAAACCGGTATGGATGATTACCATATTTCCGGAGACCTATATCCAATCGATATGGATCCAACATTAAGAAAAACAACCTCGTCTAAAAGCGTAGCCGAAAACGGTTAGGCTTTTTTAGTTTGCACCGAAGGGAGGTGGAAGGATGAAAAAAGTGACGTTAAGCGGCGATGTCGTGGATAACGATACCGCGTGGCTTTATGACTGGTTTGGGATCGATTGTATCTCACCAGGGAAAATTTCTGCCGCTCTTACAGAAGCAGCGGGGGATGAAGTAGAACTTGATATCTCATCGAACGGTGGGGATGTCCTAGCGGCAAGCGAAATATATACCGCTATCCGCGCCTATCCAGGGAAGGTATCTGGAAATATTGTGAGCATTGCGGCAAGTGCTGCGAGTGTAATTGCTTGTGCTTGCGAACCGCTTAGAATCTCACCTACGGCACACATCATGATTCATAACGCATGGGTGACCACTAGTGGCAACGCTGAGGAATTAAAAGCCAATGCAGAAATGTTAAGAATCTATTGTTAATGCTTACGAGATCAAAACAGGACTAGATCGGAAAAAACTTGCTGATTTAATGGCGAAAGATACTTGGTTAAATGCTCAAACAGCAGTAGCGGAAGGTTTTGCGGATGAAATTATGTTTGCAGAAGCACCAGTAACGGTACTCAATGCCTCTCAACCGGTTATTCCAAAAAACGCAGTAACTAAGTTGAAAAATTTAATACTCAAAGCGGAAACACCGCAAAAAGAAACACTCTTACAGAAAAAACTAAAAGCCTTAAATGGAGGGAAAAACGAATGAATTTAGAACAATTAAAAAATGCGTGGGTCGAGGCGGGAAGTAAAGTCTCTGACTTAAATGCACAACTCAATGCAGCATTGGTTGACGATGAAAAAACAGAAGAAGATGTAGTAAGTTTGCAAGCACAAGTAAAAGCAGCACGGGCTAAACGGGACGGATTGAAAGAGCAAGTGGCAAATATGGAAGCCGAACAAGTCTTAAACGTCAAAAAAGAACCATTAGATAAAAAAGATGAAAACTTGAAAAACAAGTTTATCAAAGACTTTAAAGCGATGGTCAATGGTGATCCTGCTATTATGGCTACTTTGACATCTGATACGGATGAATCTGGTAATGCTATCGGATTGACTATTCCGGTTGATGTTCAAACGACTATTCATACTTTGGTTCGTCGGTTTGACTCCTTACAAGAATACGTAAACGTTGAAAAAGTGACCACTACCAGCGGTTCTCGCGTTTATGAAAAATGGTCTGATATTAAACCACTGACCGCTTTGGATACTGAAGACGGTGAAATCCCAGCAAATGATGATCCTGCACTTCACTTGATCAAATACTTGATCAAACGCTACGCAGGTATTTCTACAGTAACTAACAGCTTGCTAAAAGATACTGCCGAAAACATTTTGGCATGGTTGTCTAAATGGATCGCGAAAAAAGTAGTTGTTACTCGCAATACAAAAATCTTGGCAGCTATTGATGGAATCAAAGCAGCGCAAAAGAAAGATGTTACAGATGTTGATGGGATTAAAGATATCGTAAACGTTCAACTTGACCCAGCTATTGAAGCTACATCTATGTTTATTACAAACCAAGATGGCTACAATGTTTTGGATAAAGTAAAACGTTCTGATGGATCTTACTTGTTACAAAAAGACGTAACTTCTGCAACTGGATATACTTTCTTGGGCAAACCGATTAAGAAAATCGCTAACCGTTTCTTGCCAAACAAAGGGACTACTGCTTCTCCTAAATATCCACTGTACATTGGTGATCTGAAAGAAGCCGTTACATTGTATGATCGCGAAAACATGAGCTTGCTGACAACGAATATTGGTGGTGGAGCGTTCGAAACAGACACCACTAAAGTACGCGTCATCGATCGCTTCGATGTGCAACTAGTTGATGATGAAGCGGTTGTTTTGGCTACTTTTACAACTATTGCGAACGAGACACCGGCGGAAGGTTAAGGAGCTGATTTCTTATGATTCTTGATCCTAAAACGGATTTGGACGAAATCAAAAACGCGTTAAAAATCGACACTGACGAAGACGATGTGGAAGTAAGTCGTGCGGCACAAGCTGCAATTGCATACATTAAAGGGGCTATCGGGAATGATAAGCCCTCTTTTTATACGCAAGAAAGCGACACAGTTGATCTGATTAATTTAGCTATTCTGCAATTAGCGGATCACTATTACAAAGCGCGTTCTGCAACCGTGAGTGGGAACTTGCGAGAGTACGATTTAGGTTTTACAAGCCTAATCTTGCAACTCAAAGCAAGTTATTTGCTTTTTGTGGAGGAGGAGTAGCGTATGCCCCTTATTCAAACAGGAAATTTAAATCAACGCATCAAGTTTGTCCGAGATACGACGGTTAAGGATGAGGACGGGCAAGTTGTCCCGACTTCTACAACCATTCTTACTTGCTGGGCAAGTGTGCAGACACAACGCCTGAACGATATTAAGACGTCGATTGGTACGGCTTTGGAAGGAACACTGACGTTCATTATCCGCTACCAACAAAAATCAGAGCTAACCAATGATATGAAAGTGCGTTGGAATGGAAAAACGTTTGAAATCATTACGATGACGAAAGGCGAGTTTGCGAAGGCCTTCACGACAATCATTGCAAAAGAGGTTTCAAAATGAGTGTAGAAGTCGATGCAACCGAAGTGTACAAAGCGCTTAGGGAAGTAAAAGCGAACGTTCAACGAGTGGAAAGCCCAGCACTTAGAAAGGCTGGGGAGTACGCTCAAGAAAAGTTACGACAAAACACACCTTACTGGGATGGAACGAAGTCAAACGGTAAACGTGGTTCGTATATGCAAGAACATGCTAAGAACCATGTGGTTACAAGCTCGGTAAAAAACGGATTGATAGAAGTCGGCTATGACAAAGATGTTTCTTGGCGGATGCACTTTATCGAGTTTGGAACAATCAAACAACGTCCAAAAGGTTTCGTACAAAAAACACAAAAGCAAATCGAAAAACAAGTAACACAAATCATTGCTGACGAAGTAAAAAGGAGGCTAGGACTTTGAAAACGGCAGTATCACAAGTCTATTCAATTCTGAATAGCAATGAAAAAACAAAGAACATTGATTTTTACACCAATAGTGTTCCGGAATCGGCTCAAACAGTACCTAGCCTTCCAGTTGGCAGAATTACAGAGATATCCGGCAACTATGAAGATTTCGCAAGCAATAATCCTTTGACCATTCAATTCAACGTACAAGTAGATGTATGGGTGTCGACCTTAAAAGAGGTTGATGCCTTTTATTTTACTCTCGATGAGGTTATGAGGGGGAATGGTTGGGAATGCACCTACACCGAACAAACCGATGATGAGGATTTAGAAGGTGCAAAGCGGATTATCAAACGATATGTAGCAAATATTTCACTAAATTAAAAGGAGAGAAAATAGATGGCAACAGTAGGATTTGAGAGCGTCATTTTTGGCGTAAAAACAGGTGCAGACGGCACTCTAAAAGAATTAGTAGCAGATAAGTCGAAAGGCGGAGCGATCGAAGCTAAAATTACTGGATTAGGCGCAACGTTAAACACAACGTACGCTTCAAACGTACCGTTCTTCATTGCAAGTAAAGGGGTTTCGTCACCAAAAGTTACGCTTGACGTGGCAGACTTAATGGATAACGGCATTTACAGCGAAATTATTGGCGCTAAAACCGTGGATGGTGTAAATGTAATTGGTTCAGAAACTGAAGCGCCTTACGTGTCGGTAGTCATGGTTACAGCGAACAAAGAAGGAAAACGCTTATTCATGGGATTGACACAAGGAAAATTCAGTCATCCAGATATCGGCATGAAAACAGCTGAAGACAAAGGAGTAGAATTGCAAACCGATTCTATCGAAGGAGAATTCATTTCTGATGAACGTGGTTATGTATACTTAACAGCCGTAGAATCAGAAGAAATGACCTTACAAAAATTCAAGGACTTGGTAAATAACAAAGCGGGGGAGTAGTTAACCCTGCATCTACACCAATTAAAGAAGATACAGGGGCAGCAACACAAACAGAGGGTTAGCCATTTTTGGCTAGCCTTATTTTTTTGTAAAAAACAAGGAGGAAAACAAATGATTGAATTGCAATTGAAACTTGACGGAAAGAAAAAAACATTCAAACAACAAGATATTTCCGCACGTGCAATGCGTGAGTGTATCAAATTTTACGAGAAAGCGGAAAAAGCAGACCTAACTGATTTAGAAGCAATTGATTCAATGATTGCAATTACAGCAGATATTTTCCAAGATCCAGCAGTTACATTTGATGCTATTTTAGACGGTTTGACTGCGAGCGAGTTAGTACCGGCATTAGAAAGTGTTTTTGAACAAATCAATGAACTGGGAAACAATGAAAAAAAGCAGATGGCGAGCAAAAAGAGATAAGTTTTTCTGAAGCTAGGAAAGCAATGGATCAAATCTACAAAGATTTAATCGAAGCAGGTTGGACGATGAGAGATGTGGACGAAGCCGACTATCATTA